CAGATGTATACATATTCACAGATAATAAATATATTTACCCTATAAAAAAAGAAAACATATTATGTGGCAATTTCAAACCGTAACAGAAGCTTTTGAATATTATTACAAAAAGTTAGACTCTCAACAAAGTTCTAATGGTACTAAAGCTTTATACAATCAAATTTTTACAATATTAGATACCAAAGAAAAAATAGTTAAAACTCCTAAACGCGGCTTTAAATTAGACTATGCTGAAAAAGAATGGCAATGGTATTTGTCTAAAAACCGTGATGCTACGGAAATAGCTAAAGTAGCCAAGATTTGGTACAACCACATGGATGAACGTGGTTATGTTAATTCTAACTATGGTTGGCAATGGAGTAGAAACAATCAATTAGAATATGCAATAAAAGAACTACAGCGTGACAAATATTCTAGACGTGCTGTTATAAGTATATATGATGGTAAAGAACATGTAGGCTATTCTAAGGATACTCCTTGCACATTATCAATTCAATTTTATTATACACCAGACTCTGATAAGTTACATATGACAGTGTTAATGCGTAGTAACGATTTATGGTTTGGTTTTTGCAATGATGCTTATTGTTTCTTAAAATTACACGAGTTAGTTGCTAATAGTCTTAATAGTGAGCAAGGTTTTTATACACATTACGCTCAAAATTTACACATATACGAAAGACATTATAATAAAAATATATAAATTATTTTTTTTATTAACAAGTTATTTGTATATTAGCTATAAATTATAAAACATAAAACAATGAATTTATATTACGGAATAAAATACGAACATTTAGGTTACTACGTTGACTATCATGTTGGCAATAAATATTATGGTTCTATTAAAATAGAAAACCCAGATAGAGAAGTTATTGGCTATTGTGGTAAACAAGAACATATTGCTGAGGAAACTATTATCTTTAAAAATAAAAAAATCACTAAAGGTATGAAATACCATACTTATTTATATCCTTTATGTGGTAGGTCGAATATAAAAATTTAATGTATTACATTTACCATATAGATGGTGTAAAAGTAGGTTGCACTAAAAATCCTACAAAAAGAATTATAGTTCAACAAGGTTATTCTGACTTTGAAATATTAGCTAAAACAAAATGTATTGATGAAGCTTCTAAATTAGAATTTGAATGGCAAAATAAATTAGGCTATAAAAACGATATAAGAACATATAAACAAACAATAAATAATTTTATGCTACACATTACTAATCAAACTATTACGTTTAAGAAAACATTTAATAAAAGCTTTGACAATTATACTTGGCCAACTAATATTGAATTAGATAAAGATTATAATATTGAAGTCAATGATGAAGTAAAGCAATTCATTTTAGAAAACAATTTTAAATCAGCTCATAATGATGAAAGATATATTTATGTGCAATCTTTAAAAAACTTTTGGGATGTTATTAATAAACCAAAAAACAATATAGAAATATTTGACAATATAAGATCTTGGGCTAAAGAAAGAAATTTATATGAGCAAGGCAATCCACATACTCAGTATGTTAAATTAATAGAGGAAGCAGGTGAGTTAGCTCAATCAATGTTAAAACAAGACTACTCAGAAATACAAGATGCAATTGGGGATATGGTTGTTGTGTTAACTAATTTAGCTCATTTACAATCTTTAAAAATTGAAGACTGTATATATTCTGCTTATGACGAAATAAAAAACCGCAAAGGTAAGATGCAAAACGGAACATTTGTAAAAGAAAAATGATACTACTTATTGATGCAGATAGTTTAGTTTACGCTTCTTGTTTAAGAGCTAAAAGTGAAAATGGCTATAAGTTTTATACAAATATAGAAGACTGTATAGCTAAGTTTGATGAGCAATATATGAAAATAGTTAATGACTTAGAGGAATTATATGATATTGAAAAAATATACACATTTAATAATTCAAAGGGCAATTTTAGAAAGCTTTTAACTAAAACATATAAAGCTAATAGAAATGATACAGAACTTCCACCCTTATTATCCCAAATGCATGATTTCGTAAGAAAAGAGTATAATGGCTTATTTGCTTATGGTGTAGAAACTGATGATATAGTTGCTAAATATTGGTATGATATATCTAATGAAGTTGGTAGAGATAAAGTGATGATTGTTTCTATAGATAAAGACTATAAGCAATTTCCTTGTTTATTATACAATTATCATTATAAACACAGAAAAGTATATGACATAAGTGAACAAGAAGCTTTGTATAATTTTTATGAACAAATGATAATAGGAGACGGAGCAGACAATGTAAATTATTTTAAAGGCAAAGGAAAAGCTTACGCTAAAAAACTTTATAGCGGTTGTAACAATAAATTTTGTTATGTAAAAAACTTATATAACTTATTTAAAGAAAAATATAGAGGAAAAGCAAAACAAAAATACATTGAATGTTATAATTTACTTAAACTAAGAACACGATTATGAGTATACACTATGAAACAGATAAAGGATTTGATGTTATAGACGTAGCTAAAGCTTATGACTTGAATTTTAATAGAGGAAATATTGTTAAATATATTTGTAGAGCAGGAAAAAAAGATAATGAAATAAAAGACCTAGAAAAGGCTTTAGATTATTTAAACAAAGAAATACAGTATTTAAGAAAAGAACAAAGAGAATGGATAGAGAGGAACAAATAAGCGATAGAAGTTTAAGCTATTTAAAATGTGTCTTAATAAGCCAGTTGTTATTAGACGCAAACGAAGATTTAAAAGGTAGTGTAGCTTATAGACAAAATATAAAATATCAAGTAGAAAAAGCTAATAAATTACTAAAGGAAGTGTATCAAGAAGGATACAATATTGTATATCACAATAACCCAGAAATGTGTACTACTGTTTTAAATAAAATAGATAGTTTAATGCATAAAATAAAAGTAGCTACTATTGATGACCTTGTTATGATAGATGCGTTAGTAGAAAAATATTATGAAAACCAAAAACAAGAAAAATGAAATTTGATTTAAAGATTGAGTATTTAGGAAAAAAGGAAAGCAAACATGATACTGACAAGGATATATATCACTTGACTTTTAAAACTTATAATGCAGAGATAACAGGAAAGTTTGAAAAAAGCGAAATAAGACATTTAATAGAAAAATTAGATAACGCAATAGTATGACATTAGAACAATTACAAGAAGAGCTACAAAAATATTATCAATTTGATATTACTAGCAAGACAAGGAAAAGAGAAGTTGTATATGCTAAAAAAGTATTTTGTAAGATAGGATACGAGATAGGTTATACTTATGACAAAGTAGCACAGAAATTAAATTCAAATCATGACTTAGCTCTATATCATGCTAATAGTATAGACTGCGTAGAAGATAAAGACAAAAGAATATTTGACAAAATAATAGACGACTTTAGCTTACTTGTTCCTAAGTTTAACGTAGATAAAAAACGTAGATTAATAAAAGGTGTAGAAGATAACTTAGAAAAACAAAAAATAAATGAAAAAGCTGATTTATTAAATAAAATAAATAACGTAGTTGTAGAATGGGACAGAGAAACAATACAAGAATTTATAGATACTAGAGTAAAGATCTTCGATAAATCTATAAAGAATAGAGTAAAACCAAAAGAAATTAAAAACATACCTGGAGCTAAACTAGAAAGAAAAGTCAAAAACCCTGTTCTGAGTTAAAATATTTCAAAAATGTTTATATATAAATATGAACAAAACTGAACAACATAAAAAAGCTATTTTATTGGCTTTAGAAAAATCATTAGGTGTAGTCACAGACGCTTGTAAAAAAGTAGGAGTAGGTAGAACAACATTTTATGGTTGGTTAAAAGATGACGAAGAATTTGCTGCTCAAGTTAAAGATATACAAAACATAGCTTTAGACTTTGTTGAATCAAAGTTATTTAAGAACATTAGAGCTGGCAAAACAAGCGAGATGATATTCTACTTAAAAACAAAAGGAAAGTCCCGTGGGTACATTGAGAGACAAGAAATAACTGGTGCTGATGGTTTACCTAATAATTTCAAAGTAGAAATAATTGACAATGCAAAAGGTAAAGACTAACATTGTTTATAGACACCTACTTGATAGCACACAAAAAATAGTAGTAGAACAAGGAGGAACAAGAAGTGGTAAGACTTATAACGTACTTCTGTTTATAATATTTGAATACTGTTTACGTTACCAAAATAAAACCATAACAATTTGTAGAAAAACATTTCCAAGTGTTAGAGCTACAGTAATGAGAGACTTTATAACTATATTAAAGCAATATGGTTTGTATAGAGAAGACTCACATAATAAATCAAATAGCGAATACAAGTTAAATAGCAATCTCATAGAATTTATTAGCGTAGACCAACCACAAAAGATTAGAGGTAGAAAGCGTGATATATTATTCATTAACGAAGCAAACGAATTAGACTTTGAAGACTGGCAACAATTAGTATTTAGAACACAAGAAAAAATAATATTAGACTACAATCCATCAGATGAGTATCACTGGATCTACGATAAGGTGCTCGTAAGGGACGATGTTGAATTTTATAAAACAACATATTTAGACAATCCTTTCTTAGACAAATCTATTATAAAAGAAATAGAACTTTTAAGAGAAACAGACGATCAATATTGGCAGATATATGGACTTGGAGAAAAAGGTATAAGTAAAGCAACAATATTTAATTATGCTGAGGTACCACATATTCCACATGATGCAGAGTTAGTTAGCTATGGAGCAGATGCTGGGTATACTAATGATCCAAGCACTCTAGTTAGTGTTTACAAAAAAGACCATAATCTATATATCAAAGAACATTTGTACCGAACTATGATGACTACAAGAGATCTTAGTGATCACTTTAAGCAAGAAATAGAAAACAAAAGAAGTCCAATATATTTTGACGCTGCAGAACCAAGGTTAATAGACGAATTAAGAAGGATGGGACATAATGTACAACCAAGCTCAAAAGGCAGAGACTCAATAAATGCAGGTATTGACTTATTGAAAAGATATAAGATACATATAACAAGCGATAGTGATAATGCTATTAGAGAATTTAGAAACTATAAATGGTTGGAAGATAAAAGTGGTAAACTAACCAACAAACCAATAGACAAAAATAACCATATTATAGATGCGGTAAGATACGCAACGTATTCAATTATGAGTAGGCCAAACTTCGGTAGATATGCCGTACATTAATACAAAAAAATAATTTAAAAACGTTTATATATTAATAAGTAAAATAATATGAATGTAAATTTAAGAATACCGACAACCCTAAACGAAATAACTTTAGGACAATATCAAGAGTATGCTAAACTTGTAAATCTTACTACTACAGATATACAGACTAAAATGATTGAGATCTTTTGCAATGTACCTTCTATAGTTGTTAGAAACATGAAGGCTACGGATATTGTAGAGATTTGTGATATCATAAATAGTATGTTTGACACTAAGCATCAGTTAATACATAGCTTTAAATTAAATGGAGTTGAATATGGTTTTATTCCTAATTTAGAGGATATGAGTTTTGGTGAATATGTAGACTTAGATACTTTTATAGGTGACAATGATAATTTACATAGAGCAGTAAACGTCTTATATAGACCAATAGAATTAAAAAGAGGAAATAGATATACAATACAAGAATACAATCCTGATAATAACCATATTGCAAAGGACTTCCCATTAGATGCAGTTTTAGGAGCTGTTGTTTTTTTTTACAATTTAGGCAAGGAATTATCGACAGTTATGCTGAACTCTTTGGACAAGAAGAACGAGCAGATCTTAGCGGAGTATCTAACTTCACTTCCAAATGGGGGTGGTACAACTCGATCTATGGACTATCTAACGGAGATATTACAAAATTTGAACATATCACTAAATTAGGTTTGCATGAGTGTTTAACATTTCTAACGTACACTAAAGAGAAAAACGAAATAGAAGCAAGACAAATTAAAAGTAAATTTAACAAATGAGCCAAACAGGAATAAGGGGATTTTACCTACTAACAGAAACTATAAAAGACCAACTACTTGGCGATGTAAATGTAAACACTGTTACAACAGGTGATATATACGACATAGATTTAGCTAAGCAAAGTATATTTCCACTTAGTCATATAATCATAAACAACGTTACAACACAAGAACAGGTACTAACGTTTAACATTAGTGTTTTGGCTATGGACATAGTTGATGAGAGCAAAGAAGCTACAACAGATATATTCAGAGGGAACAACAACGAACAAGACATACTAAACACACAATTAGCTGTATTAAACAAATTAATAATGGTGCTTAGAAAAGGAACACTATATTCGGACCAATACCAATTAGATGGCGATGCAACATTAGAGCCATTTTACGAGAGGTTTGATAATCGTTTAGCAGGATGGAGTGCAACGTTTAATGTGTTTGTTA